TCAGTGAGCCCCACATCTCGTCCTGAATGCGACGTGAGATGAACGCAATTTCGTCCAGGAAGATAATCGATGGCGAGGAACCCCGACCCGTCTTTTCCGACGTTGCTTCGCAGATGATGACGGACTTGTTGTCGAACTCGATCGAAGTTCGGTTGTAGAACGTGCAGCCAGCCTTGAGCCACTGCGGCAGCTCTTCGTACGCGAACTTCACACGCGACTGAATTTCGACCGCGTGTGCCATCGCCTTCGAGGCGATCACACAGCGCTTCGCGCGATGGAACGTGGCGAACCACAGGATGTACATCGCGGCGACGGTGGTCTTGCCCATCTGACGAGAACACAGCAGGATCGTGTCCTTGTTCTCGTGGATCGCAAGCACCATCTCCTTCTGGTACGGGTACAGCACGAACGGGACCATGCCCTTGGTCGGGTGCTGAACCTTGACGTACGTCTCCATGAAGTAGATCGGGTCCTTCTTACACCGCATCAGCTCCTGGATGTTTCCAGATGTGAACTCACTGGTTGCGTGCGCGCGCTTGAGGTTCGGATTCTTAGCCATAGATGAACTTGCGCACCTGTTCGACCATCTTCTCGTGCATCAGGATCTCGAAGTGATTCGCCTTGATCTCGATCTTCTTGGCCGCTGTGAGCGCTTTCTGTGAGGACACGGAGACGACGCTGTCATTCGGCTCCTTGGAGGTTGGGAGGCTGCCACCAGTGCTGACGATTGACAGGACCGGAAATGCAGGATTGAGTGCCGCGATCTCTCGAATATGCGGTGATGTTGGTGTGATGTCGCCGATCAACGGGATACCGCCAACAACCCAACGTGCATAAACTGCGGCTTGAGAGCCAGCTAGCGGTGCACTGATTGTGATGACACGCTCGACGTTGGCCAATGCCCGGCCGGCGATCAGCATTGCAATCACGCCTCCAAGTGAGTGCCCAATCAGCGTGACTGGTTCCTTCTTTGGGACGAAACGCATGACCTGCGTAATCGAGCTCTCGAGCCGTTGGCGCGAGTCGTAGTCGATCAGGATGTGCTTGTCCTCCTCCATCTCATTAACGAGGTAGGAGAAGGAACGATGGGACGAGTTCAACCCGTGAATGTAGCAGATGTTCATCCGCTATTAACACTTGGCCGGCGCTCAGCGCGGGTTATGACCCCAGATCTCGCCTTCAGTCCTTCTTCAGCTTGCGCTTCACGGCTGCCCGCACGCTCTCCATCTTCTTCGCGTACGATGGGTTCTTCTTGCGGTTGAAGACGATCTGCTGGTTCAGCGAGCCGCTGATGCGCTGCATGTCGCCACCACGGGTCTTGATCAGCCAGTCAGCCAGATCGTCGATGCCAAGCTCCTTGAACTTCCCGTTCGCGTCAGGTGCGTCCGAGTCATGCCACTTTGGGGCGCCGGCCGGGCGCTTACCTTCAACCATCGTTCCTCTGGACTTCCTCTCAGGAAGTTGACTCCAGTCGACGACTCGCGATGACACCCCATAATCGTAGGATGAATCATCCTTTGTTCCAGTTTTGGCGCGTGAGAACACCGGAAGCTTAGGCTTCCGTGCTTTGAGCAGCTCGCTGACTTTCATTTTCCGTGCGAGACCGCAAGGGCCTTGTTCACATGCGTGAAGATCTCTAGTAGCAGGTCCAGGCCCTCTTCGTCGCCCTTTTCGGCGAGGTGGCGCTGTAGTCGATTGCAGCACATGTATGCCGCTTCGAGATTGTCGTCGACTGAGGCGGTCGCGATCTCATCGAGTTGTACGTTCGACACGCTCTTGAGGAGCGACGTCTCAGCGATACCAACTGGCAGGAGCTTTGAATTCTTGCCACCATACGCCTTGGCCTGCGCATGAATCATCTTGTGCAGCGCGCGCATAGCGGCCATCACCGCATCGCCGGTGTTTGGTTTGCCCTTTGGCAGATCATCGAGCTTCTTGAACTCGACTTCAGAAGGTGCCCAATCAGATGGTGTACTCACTTCAAATTTTCCATCTTGTACTTGATCTTGGAGACCATGGCTTGCAGCTCTTCGTACTTGTTCACGATAAAGCCATCTTGCGGGATGCGATCATGTTGGTCATGCAGGAACGCATTCAGCTGGTTCACGAACTCTAGTGGGTCCTGCTCGCTGAAACCATTTGGCTGCGAAATTTCCACGTGGAACGCGTCTTGGCCGTACGTACCCATGTACATCTCAGCGATGTCGTCCATCATCTCAGTTAGGCCGTCATACAACTCGCCAAGCGCCATGTGCAGCGCGAACGACTTGACCTTCCAATGCCACATGTGCGCCACATTCCGGGCAAGCATGAGCTTGGTGAGTAGATTAGACATTGGGGTGTCGGCTTGCATTACATTGCACCTTGGGTGTGGCCAGGGATCGTCTTGTACTTTGGCATTGGTGGGGTTGACTTCGAGGTATCGCCCGTTGGCTGATCAAAGCCAATGGTGAGACCAATCACGCCGTACTTCGCTTCAGCCGCCTTGCCCGCCGGGACGCCAGCCTTCGTGATCAGGCGTTTCCCGATCGGCTTCATCAACCCAACGCCAAGATCGGCGAGTTTCACGGCAGTAGCGCCTCGATTGTTTCGCCGATCGACAGGCTATCGGCGAAGTCATCGAACCGTGCCTTTGCGCGCTCAGTGCGGAACTTGGCCTCGATCGGCGGAATGAAGTTGTCACGAACGGCCCCACGGCTGAACGTACCGATCAGCACGTCCTTCTCGTAGATTTCGCCCTTCAGCGCTGGCCACTTCTTGTCCTTGCCCTTCGACAGGAGCTTGACGCTGAAGTTGTGAGGCTTCACCATGTCGCCGTCCTTGTGCGTGCTCTTGGCTTCGCTCAGCAGGAACTGCTTGAACGTCGGCTTCGTGCTCTCGTTGAAGATCGTCATGTCGGCGCCGCAATCGTGCTTCAGCGTCCATGTCGTGACTTCATTCTCGTCATCGCGACGCTCCTTGAAGTCAGACAGCTTCAGCTTCGCCTTACAGCCTGGGCAGTGCACGTCCTTGCCGGTGTCCTTGGCGTGGTGCGAGATCTCAGACATGTCAGCGGTAAAACGGCCGCCCTTGTGGTTCATCCAGCCCTCTTGGAGCCGCCATTGTTCGTATGTGAAAGACATGCGGTTCATCCTCAGTTACCTGTCGCGTGGCGGCGAGCGAATGCCTTGGCATCTGGCGCAGCACCCTTGCCCAAATCAAACGAGACCTCGCGATCCGAGATCCACTCAGCCATGTCACCATCGGCAAGCTTTACCTTGCGATCGAGCTTGTACATCGATCCACCGTTGTAGAACTGGACCTTCACGATCTTGGCCACGCCGCTCTTGGTCATGACCTTGACCTCTTCACCATTGCCGATCTTCTGCATTGTCTTGTTCGGGTGGTTCACCAGGACCTCATCGCCCTTGCCGTACACGTGCCTGCGGCCTTCAGCGAGATTCTCCTTCTTCAGGTAGTACTCGTAGATCCAGCCGGTATCGGTCTCATGATCCCAGGCACCAGCAACGCCTTCGAAGTCCTTGCCAAGCGCTTGAGCGCGCTCGATACCCTTGCCTTCAGGCGACTGTGAGTTGAACGTGGACTTCGCCGGTAGGCTCTTCTTCCAGGTTTTGTAGTCGTCGAACTCGACCTTTGATCCGAGCTTACGCGTGGATTGTGCTGCACCGAGCATCACACCCTCAACCATGTCCTCGTAAGCTCGGCCCTTGTGCTTGACCTTGCCGCGAGCGGCTTCCTTTGCCTTGTCGCGCATCGGCCCACCAGCGTTTCGCTTGGCGGCTAGCACCGCCTGTCCAGCGGTATCACGTGGCTTCAAGGTCGGAACCTTGATGCTCATCAGATCTTTGACTTTCATGCGCGCTCCCACTTTCCATTCTTCTTCACGACCTTGACGACCTGGATGGTGCCATGGCCGAAGTCATCGTCGTACGCGTAGTGCTCGTACTTGTCACGCACGTTTGCTTCAGCACTGAACTTGTCCCATGGGCCGTGCGAGTGCTGTGTACCAACTGAGACGAACGGTGAGCCGTGCTGTGGCTTGATCAGGAAGCCGTACATGTTGTCTTCACG